AAATTGCAGTCGCGCGTCTTAAAATTCGCTCGCGAATTGACTTCAAGTAACCGAGCGCTGCTTTCCAGTCCAGGTTAGCCGCCGTCACAATTCGCTCAAATTAGATGCGCCTTGTGCGCCTCGCGCGCGCGCGCCAGAATCGGTCAACACCGCCGCACCTTGCCCAATATCAGAGGCTGACACCGNTTCCCGGCACCGCGCCGAATCCGGTTTCCCCCTGTCTTTATCCTCGGGGAAGTCATATCGGTTTCGATATAACTTGGCTAAAGGGTTTGCCTATGTAAAAGCCGCCTATAAACGTTAGTCACCAGAATGGTTTGTTCGCAGCTCCGAACGGACCCTGCTTTGGCGGACCGAATTTCGGCAATGGCGTCGTATCAACACTAGTAAACATTGACGTTGGATACGCACCGAACGCTGACGGATGACTGGCTGTTTCATCTGGAACCGACAAAATATCGCGCTCCATCTCGTCCAGCTTTTTCCCGCCGACTGTGAGCATCTGCAGCGCGGCTAATGCCAGGATTCGTGTATCGAACGGTTCATTGCGTTGACTCGCGGGTTTCTCCCACTCGAACGTGCGAAATCCATGCTTATGCTTCACGATCCTCCTCTCGCAAGTCAAACCTTTGAAATATTCTTCGTCGTAGCCGCGACAAGGTTCATCGTTCTCCCCGCGGGGAAAATGGCAGAAACCCGGACCAGGCGTCGATATACGAAGCCGGTTTGTGATTTCTTCTTTGCCACTGTCGACGCCCAATATGATCAAGCGAGCTCGATTTGTTTTGGTCACTGTGCTGCCTTTAAGCAGAGGCTTGCGAAGTCCGCCTTCGCCTTTGCACGCGATGCAACGCGGTTCTCTCCGTTTGGTGTATTGATAAACCCAATCAGATGCGTACCCGCTATCGACAGCAATTTTCGCAACCCGCATTTTCTTGCTGTCACTGGTCGTGAACAGTCGGTTGTAAACGACTTCGTCCACCATTTTCCAGACGTCATTTGCCCGTGGATCCCCGTCTAAGATCCCGTACTCGATTCCCCACGACTCGCGACCTTTACCCCAACCTACGACTTCGTAATTGAGGAATCGCTCACCAACATCCACGCCGGCAGTGAGAATTAAAACCCCATCCGGAATTTCCATTTTAATAAACTTCTCGCCGTTCACGGTACAGATCGATCTCGACTTTCTCGGTCCAATCCTCGAATAATTCGCCCAGGCGCGTGTTTCGAAATGCTTTCAGTGGTTCAACATCACCTGCTTCATTCGCGCGAACTGCACGCACGAATTCTGCAATCAAGATCTCCCATTCGACCCAGGGATTGTAGAGCCCGGAAATATAAAATCCGCGCGTCGAAATCGGGACTCCAAGTTTGTCATGCGGTTGGTGGGATCTCCACTCTCCTGCCCCAGCCAGCCACCTGTACTTTGGCGCGTGCTCATCGCATTCCAAACATTGATGCGTGCAATCTTTGAACCAGATCCTGTCCCAATCCAGGATCTGCATGAACCCACAGCTAGGACACGGTAGGTACCAATGTTCTTTGGTGCTGTGTTCCATCTCGCGTTCGATATGACTCACGCCTTTCATCCCCGGTGAACTGACCATCATAATATTCCGATTCGGGAACGCCGATGTGCGTGCAATAGCGAGCTGAATCGGATCGCCTTCTGTACCGGCTGACAGCGGGTACCGGTCGACTTCATCCAGGAACAACGCGCGAATAGATCGAGCACTTAGGCTCGGCGCGCTGTTTGCCCCGCCGATCACCAGGAAACCGCCGGGAAATGTCATCCTTCTCATTGTATTGCTGCTGTCGCGTGCGCGAGGTTCAGCAACCAACCCTCTCAACCGCGGCGTGTCTCTGAGCATTGGTCGAACCCGATCGACCGAGAAACTCTCGCCGACTTCGATCGTTGGTTGAACAACCATGATCGGACAAGGATCCTGATCCATGTAATAACCGACCGCATTCAAAATGCAGTCGCTGATTCCCATTTGACTCGCCTTCTGTACCACCACCCGCGGAACGTCCGGATCCGAGATCGCGTTCATGATCTCTTTTTCGTACGGCGCTCGAGCGGTCACCCATTGACCCGGCTCAGCCGAAGATTCGCTGGAGAGGATGCGGTACTGATCAGCCCATTCGCTTAAGCTGAGTTTCGGCGGCGGCCGCCACAATGGCTGAGCGTTGTCTGCCAACACGTTCGTTGTCGCTAATTGCTCAGCTTCAATCACCGCTTCCATTTGTTTGTCGCGACTTGAGATACCTCCGATTTTCTTTGGCGAAATCCGCCTGACGCAGTTCAGACGCCCGTCGTAACGCGCCTTCGATCTCGTTGTTCACCACGGTATAAATTTTCTTTGGATCAGTTAACCCGACCAACAACGGGGTCACCCGAGTGGGCACGATCAGTAATTGTTTTCGAGCAGCCTCAATCCTTGAGCTCCACACGAACATCACCGCGTCGCTAGTGTGGAGTTGGTTCTTGAACAGCTTGAGCTCGAGCTCTGCGCGTTCGGCATCTGCCAGCATCTTGCGGAGTTTAGCCTTGTCATACTCACTTTGGCCGGCAGCGGCCGCTGCCATTTTGGAGCGCAAATACCGAATGTAATCGCCAACCGTTTCCTGCAGGTAATACCGACCGCGAAGAGGACGCCTGGTCTTTTTCTCTCTGGCTTTGCGAAGGATTCCTTCGTTCTCCAATTGCCGGACCCGCTGCGGACTTAACAGGAGATATTTTGCAATTGTTTCCGTGGAAACCGTCTGCTCGATCATTCCCCTGAGGATACCAAACACGAACCGCTACGAAAACGGTCTTTTTCCGACGCAGAATCTGGTTAAAATCCGGGGCTCTCCGCAGCCGCTCGATCGTGGACGCGTCGCAGAACCTAACATCGCGGGCTTTCAACAACTTACGCGGTCGACGAATCCGTTCATTACCAATGCCATTCCCGGCGGCGAGGATCATCCGCATAAAGATCTATAACAGAGTCCTGCCACCGCCAGATTGTTTCGTCAGCGTGAAGTAGTTCTTGAGCATCATCAGAGTGATGACGGCAGGAGAAGTCAAGTAAGTCTTCAGTCTCGAAAACTTTGATCGTCGCCGTCACATGCGGAATTCTCAAGATGTGGATTGCGGTCATTGTTTGCGAGCTTTTCACCACCCGTCCACCGGTTGCTCCTCATCCTTCTTCATTTACCGCATGTTCCAAGTGGGTTGTAACCGTCGTCGGGTTCGGAATTCCAGTCGTCATCGTCAGTCGTAGTCGATGGTCTGGCTGTCCAACCATTGTTAGTATCCAGTCGGGTCTTCGAGCCGACATGCCGCGTATCCTTCCGGGTCAACACATTTGGCGCATTGGCAGCCGGCGTAACATTCGGCGCCCTGTGTACCGCAAGACCAGCATGGTTTAAGCAATCTCATTTGGTTTTTCTAATGATGGTACTGGTACTGACGTACAAGAATATAAGAATAATAAGAATAGGACCTGTTGGCTGTTGAGAGCCATGTGCTTGGCTGTTGAGAGCCAAGTGCTTGGCTGTTAAAAGCCATGTGACAATCCTCGCACAATTGTGACCAGGGGAGATTCGCGTCTATGCCATTGAACCGTGATCCAGCCAGCCCTTTCCAAAGCTTGAAGAGATCGAATCTTGTCGTGATGATTGAAGCCCAAGGACCGAAGTATGGAATTATTGAGTTTAATCGGAGCTTTCTTGTCCCAGGCTTCAAAATGCAGCCGATGCAATTCAGCCAGCACGGCCAGAAGCGCGATTCGCGTCAGCTTAGCCAATTCCAATTGTTCCCGGTAATCATAACTGGTCCATTTGTATTTCTTCTGGCTTTGACGATCAGAGAGTTGAAGTTTCTCGATCACCATCGGGATCTTTTTTCCTGATTTCGGGTCGTCCCACATTTGAAGGTGACCTCCGGCAGCTAACGTTTGTTGCTGTTCCGGACTAAGATTCAAATTTTCCACGTTCATAAAAGTGACATCAGGAGATCCCAAAATTCCCGGCCGCGCTCGTCCACATAGCGATCGGGATACCGCACCACAGTGAAATCAGTTCGCAGTTTAAAGCCGTTCAGTACGATCTCCGAAGCTCGCTCCATGAAGCCGCGCATCCGGGCAATATCGTCATCGAGCCGATCCAGCGACGCCTCGATCAAGATTGCATCGTGTATCGGACAACAAATCTTGATTCCGTTTTCGACACCAAGGCAAACTGCCAGCCGCATGATCTCGGCACCATTTGCCTGCATCGGGAAATTGCGAATCGATCGCACATTGGGATTAATCGTTACGTGATATCTCCAACCAAAAACCGTGTAGGTGAATCCGGTGAACATCGCCTGGTGGACTCGATTGTCAGACCACTCCCAATAACGCCAAAAGATTTCACGATGATGCCGCAACAAACTGCGTGCGACTAAAAGATGCTGTCCAATTCGAAGCGCGAGTGATCGCTCTTCCATACCATAACTGACACCGAGCATGCATTGTTTGTAGAGCTCGCGTTCCTGCGGATGCGTTTTAGCAGTGGCGTCTGCCGGCACGGCGCCGGCTGCTTTGGCGAATCCTAGATAAACGTCACCACTCTCGTATGCCTTTATCATCGTGGAATCGTTCGACAACGCCGCCGCGATTCCGATTTCTTGCGAGCTCCAATCGATATAGGCCAGCCCAAAATCAGGTGGTGGCTTGATCAAACTGCGAAACGAGGCGCTTGCACCAAAGATGAACCGAGAACTTGAAGGTGCATTGCGCGAGGTGGTGGTGGCGTAAGGTGAGAGTAAACATCGATTGCGTCCATCTCGACCCACAGCGAGCCTATTCAATCGCAGTTGGGAAAGCCAGTGACGCAATTCCTGCAAATGTTTGAGTCGAGGATAAATCTTGGCCATGTCCTCAAACGTGTCCGCATCGAGTAACAGCGCACCATTAACGTTCCGCGGCCACGGGATCCCGTGCGTTATTAACCACCGCTCGAATCGTCGGTAACGGAAAGACGGCCCCTCATAAACGTCATATTCGGCATCAACTTTAGCGATCAAATCCAACTGAATTTGTTCTCGCCGATCGTGGAATCGGTTGCGCAATTCGACGTCGATTGGGATGCCGTTCCGTTCCACAACAGCGATTGCCGCCATGAAGCGACCGCGAAAAAGAGCACGAGGGACATCGATCATCGCAACATGGCTGAAAGCAACCGATCCAACCCCTCCACATCGCTCTCGCAATAATCGAGAATCTTTTGCCTTTCGTCAGGGGACCAAGGTCCGCCCCCTTTGATCAGGTCCCGCATCTCCTTCTTTTTGTGAAGCCCGGTTGTACTTAATCCGAATTGAATCAGGGCCGCTATCAGACTGTTCCTCCCCGGTTTTTCCTCGCCCTTCTCATAAAGTTTTTGTTCAACAATTGTAGGCAAACAGTTGAAGCGATTTCGGTACTCGGTGTAGAGATCTAGAATCCTTTCCGGTATGGACCAACCTAGAGCTAGAAAGAATCCAATCTCAGCGGAAGCGAAAAAGGCCACAAACAATGTGTCTGGTCCTGTTGGGAAAGGGGGGTGAGGACCGAGCTGATTCTGCCACAATATGATTTTGCGTTTGGTGCGAAATTCTTTCAGAACAATACAAACGGGATCGGGTGGGTCACCGGGATGTGACACAAATTCAGTATCGCCCAGCCAGATTTCTCTGAATGGATAAAAAAGATCTCTCATCGCGGGGGGCCGCCTCGATTCATCATGCTATCCCGCGCAGTCTTTGAATAACCGGATGTATCTCACCCGCGATCAATCGATCCTTGAAAGCGATGCGTAATAGATCGTAGAGATTTTTACCTTGTAGAATTTTCGGCCAATCGGGTTCTGGGAAAATTCCCTGGGCCTTCGATGTTACATACATCTTTGTCCGAGGGTCAGACGTGACGCAGATCCAGTCCGTCGTCGCCAATTCAACAGCTGCATATGCAGAGTCGAGCCAGGTATTTTCCCGATTGTCCTTTGGCAATTTGATTGGCCAAAAAGCAACCTTACCCTGTCGGCTCGTGTAAAGGTAAAGCTGTTCGAAGTGATACTTAATGTTGCCGATGTTCGGCAAGAACGATGGAAGGATTAAGTATCGAGCGTCTCGCTCATCGCGGTACGTGAGTAACGCTGCCAAGTGACGATAAGACTCGTCGGGATGACTTCTGATGAATTCTTGATCATGCGGTTTTTCGACAGGAATTGTGTTCAGCACCCGTGACGCCATTGCTTGATCGAGAGTTTCTTGTGATAGCCTCAGACTCTCCGGTGTGAATGGATTGAAAATATCCGGTTCCGGTTTCTCGGTGTCTCCCACCTGGTCGGGTTGGGAGACGGGTGTCGAGCCGTCAGTTGATATAATTATTTCACTCATGGTAATTCTCCTACGTGCGACGGATAGGTTGCAGGAGCTACGCCGCCGCAGCGCACTCCTGTTTCTTTGGGTGATTCCAAGAAAGTTCTTCTAGAAAGCCGAAGGATGTCTGTTCCTCTTCGGGTGCTGGTTGTGCTACAATTCCGACTCCGACAGTGGAAGGTGGCGCGTAAGTAAGGCGGCAGATTTCACCCCCTCCCGTTATTAGCCTTGCCTCGCGCCACGCTTCCAACAGTTGACAGCCCGGATATTTCTTGACGCATTTAGCGAATGCACTCCCGGGATTAGTAGCTTGAAACTGTCCGACTCGCGTTTGCGTTTCGCCGCAGCGGATGAACCGGATGCTATAGGTGTGGAATGTCTCCATTGAGCTCAAAATGGTTTTTAGTTTTCTTGGTTTCGTTGCGACGATTGGTTAGGTCACTCTCGGCTCGTCGTATTAGCGCGAGAGAGTTGTCGATGATCGACAAGGTCTGTTGGGTAGCTTGACCAGTTAGCTGTCGCTCGACGCGAGCAAGCGATTGCGCCAGCAGAATGAACAACTGCAGATCTGTGATTTTTAGGTCGCGCTCAGTGAGATCTGTGGATAGAGTGTCCATGTTTCAGTATTGATTTGGCCGGTGGCGACGTCTCTGTCCGGGAAGTCGCCACGGCCTGCTTTAAGGGCTCTCATCGAAGTTCCTTAACCGTCCGTTTCATTTCTGAGCCTCCGCTCGTGAGCGCACCAATTGCATCATTTCGGAATAGGGAACGAGAGTGATCCCGCGACGTTTGCCCTCGTCGCAAAGGCGGATCAACTTTATCCAGCCGCGCTTTTCGGCGGTAAAAAAGAACGTCCGGGTGAATCCAAAATAGGGATCGGCCTGCCCGGGTTTGGGCAGTCTGAAAAATTCTGGTCGCAATTCAGGTCGCGAAAATACTTCGCCGGGCATGACCGACCCTCCCACAAATCAAGCGCGAGAAATAGCACCACGAGCACCCCCTGATTTGTCACAATTAAATCCGTCGCGGTCTGCCGGGCTTGCCGGGCTTGAAAGGCCAGAGTCCTCTCCGCCGAAGTGTTCGAACGAGTGAGCTTCCTTCTGGAACGGAATAGCTCGGATACGCTTTGCGGTATTGTGAGCGAATCTGCTCAACTTTTAAGGTTTCTCCGCGCTCGAGCAATTCAGACAATGACAACTCGTGCGCGTCTCGCCCGAGATGTTCAAGTAGCGCCAGCAGAAAACTTCTTACGACTCGGAATCCGGCTCGGTCGATATCCTTCTCGGTTCCGTCTAGTGCATCGCCGATTTTGCGAAGAACTTTTGTCGTCGAAACCGATGGCGCAATTTGCGTTAGCCACGGCGTGACGTGCTCCGGAAAACCGGCCACGATCATCGCCGCCAATTGAAAGTAAATTCTCTGGCTGCGCGACGCCGCCAATTCGGCGATGCGGAGAAACTCCAGCCGCTTGTAGGTTTCCTTCCGTTGCCCCTCCCGCTTCACGGGGCCACGCAGCCGCGCCATGTCACGTAGGACGTTAAGCGCCTGCTTGATCTGCTCCGGAACCGGGTGCTCGTCGGTCATTGCACACGCGGCAACACCGAGACTGCGGCGCGCAATGCTTCAAGATCGTGATGCGAATATCGTTGATGAATGGTGCGTGTTGTGTGGCCGGTTAAGAGCATCCGCAATTCCTCGGCGACGCCAGCGTTGGCCAAGATCGAGGAAAACGAATGTCTCAAACTGTGGAAACTCAGTGCGCTGACACT